GTCCTGTCGTGTTATAATATTACTATAGAAACTCTCTGTTAATCAGAGAGTTCTTTTTTTTGGACAATTTGACACTTCGTAAATCACCTTTGCGGTGATTTTTTAGATTAAACCCAATTTCAGAGGGGTGAGCATCGCAAAGGCTCACCCCTCTTTTGATGACTTGATCGAGGTCGCTCGATTGTTGTTTGTAGCGGCTTCTGAGAGTTATCAATGATTGAACTTTGCGAAACTTAAGCGGATCGGCCAAAGAAATTATATAGTGGCGACATAGACAGCTGGCTTCTCAAGGGGATATTTAACTAAGAAAGGAGGCAGCTATCAACAAAGACGCCTTAGACTATGAGCTGACAAAAGTTCAGCATCAGAAACCAAGCAAGCTACCGGCACCTGAGCAGCTTGGAGTTACTAAAAAATCTAAACATAAAAAGGAAGAAAAGACTATGAAAAAAATCAATTGGAAAAACGTTATTGAAAGCATTAAAACCATCACCATCGTGGCGCTAATCGCTAGCGTGGTTGGATTCGGACTGGGAGTAAAGTACCAGGAATCGAAGAATAGCCAGCTGGAGACAAGAATCTCCGAGCAGATTCAACAGTTAAAAGCCGTAAAGTAGCGAGCGTGCGACCGGCGCTACTGAAGCCTAAGGTCGCAGCGGTCGAAGCTCATACATCTGCGTCGCCAAAAGCTGCTGTGGAGGCAGCTGGCGCAGATGTCTGCGAGGGGTTTCGACCGCTGGTCGCTAAATACGACTGGAACGTGGATATCGCTATGGCAGTGATGAAGGCTGAGAGTGGATGCCGGACAAACGCCCTGGGGCGCAATACAAATGGAACGAATGACGCTGGGTTATTCCAGGTCAACTCAATCCACGACACGACAGACAGACGATATCAACCAGAGCGCAATGTGGCGCTCGCTTATAAGATTTATGCGGCACGCAGCAAGTGGGATTCGAGCGGATGGAAGGCGTGGAGCGTATGCCTGAATGGTAAGGTGAAATGCTACTAATTTTAAGGAGAAAGTGAAATGAGTGAAAGTGAGATTTTGGAGAAATTAGAAAACCTAATCGATCCGACATTTCTTGATCGAGCTTTGGCGGGGGAGGCATAAGTGGCGGACGCTTACTATATCCGACCAGAGTGGTCATACTCATCAATGAAGCTGATTCTCGACCACGGCATCGATTATGCAGTTGCCGCTAAACGTGGAGATCTGCCAGACCTAGACAGCAAGGCTATCGACTTAGGACAGCTAGTTCACATGCTGGTACTCGGCGGCGAGGATCAATTCGCCATCAGCCCGTTTGAAAACTTCTATTCGAAAGAATCCAAGGCGTGGCGTAACGAACAAAAAGCCGCCGGCAAACACGTTATCACTCTTGATATGTTCAAGGCTGCTGATCAGATTTTGAAAAATATCGAGAATCACCCGTTGGCGAAGCAATACATTTTTGCTAAGGGTGCGACATTCGAGCATGAGATGTATGCTCGCACCGCCGACGGTGTAGATATGAAAGGTAAGGCTGATGTACTGATTCGCACTAATGAATCGGCCATGATAACCGACCTGAAAACTACCGCAAAGTTCGACAAGTTTTTCAAAACCGCACAGTCAATGCACTACGATTTGCAGTCAGCAGTTTACACGCTGGTGACAGCATCAAGCCTAGAACTAGATCCGACGTTAGTCAAGTTTGCCTATTGTGTGATTGAAACCGTCGCACCATACCGCGTGCAATTCATGATTGCCGGCATCGACTTTGTTGAAGCTGGTGAACGCAAGCTGCGTACGTGTGTCGACGAGATCATAAAGTTTGGCGACAGCGAGCCGAATTTCCTCATTGAAGAAGTGAGGGAGCTGGGCGACTGGAGCCTGTAAAAGAAAGGAGAATATGAAAGTCTTTAATAGTTTAGATCCGACCGAAAAACCATCAATTTTAATGGTTGTGTACGGTGAGGGTGGCGTCGGTAAAACAACGTTTGCGGCTACCGCACCGCGACCAATTATCGCTGACTGCGAGAACGGTAGTAAATATTTCGGACTTCGCGGTATTGCGACCGACGTAGCAATCATCGAAAAGTGGGACGATATGCAGGAGTTCATGCAGATCGCACTCACTGACAACTACGATACGGTGATCATCGATCCAATTGGCGAGCTGATGGAGAAGTTGATCGCCTACATGCGAAATAGAGCCGACAGCAAACTGGTCCAGCGTGACGGCAACCCGACAATGGCAGGCTGGGGCTGGTTGAAATCAACCATGCGAACGTTCTTGAAAACCATGCGTGATAGCGGTAAGCATATCGTTATCGTGGCTCACGTTCAAGAGAAAGACGATGATGGCCGAGTCATTAAACGCCCAATGGTAGCCACAAGGCTATCTGAGGAGCTGGTCAATCTGGTGGATATCGTCGGCTACATGACAACGATCAATGATAGCGAAACCGGCGACACCAAGCGACTGATTATCGTTGATCCAGCCAGCGACAAATACGTCGCAAAAGACCGTACTGGCCGACTGGGACGTTACATTGAACCAGACTTTACGAAGATCGTCGATGGCGTTCGGGGCGACGCTGAGTATGCGTGGATCACGGCAGCACCAGTATTGGCAAGCCGAGAGCAAATCGAAGCAGCCGCTAAGCCAACCATTCCAAGCTCACGTGTCGAAATGACAGATGCTCGCTTGGGCAAATCTGAAGCAGACAGGAAATAAAGGAGGATACATGTCACAACTACAAGAATACGTCGATTCGCAGGTCGCTACGATATCGCCGTTCAAAATCAAATCTCAAGAGCTTTTGGAGCAAGCCAAAGCCAAAGAAATCACTGACGACGCTACTGCTAAAGAAGCAATTGCAATCCGTAAGCTGATCACCTCGCACCGCACTGAAGTCAAAAACGCACGGTTGGCGATCACTCGCAACTTCGACAGTGTCAAGTCGCAATTTATCGACGCTGAAAAAGACGTACTCGCACCAGCTGAAGAAGCACTAGAGAATATTAGTCAAAAGATTCTGGCCTATCAGGAAGAGCAGGAGCGACTAGCAAAAGAGGAAGCTGTTCGCATTGACGCTATCTGTGCTAAGTTCGCTACCAACACCAAATCGCTACGCAGCCAGAAAGCCTGCGATGAAAAAGGCGCTGAATTGAAGCAAATATTCGCTGAGCTATCTGAAGCTGATCAGAACCACGCTGAAATCAAGCTGGCATTCACTAAAGCCATCAACGAACTGTTGACACGTAAAGACGAATTGACAACCGCCGAGCGCGACGAAGCTGAAGCTGCGAAACTAGCAGCACAGCGTAAACGCGAACAGGAAATCGCTGAAGCCGAGGCAGCCAAAGCTGCTAAAGCACAACAGCCAGCCGTTAAATCTGGCATTAAAACCAAGACGGTGTTCACGGTCACCAATCCTGAGTTAGTGCCGCGCTACTTGTGCGAGCCAAGCGACAAACTAATCCGCGAAGCTATCGCTAATGGATTACGTGAAATCCCAGGCGTTGAAATCCGCGAGGAAAAGAGTTTCTAATATGGCAGCAATTAACACAGTAACTCTAATCGGCCGTGTTGTCCGCGACATTGAAGTCAAATCGACAAATAGCGGTAAGTCCGTAGCCTCATTCGCACTAGCGGTTGACGGCTACGGCAAGGATGCCGACGCTAGCTTTATCGATTGCGTCGCCTGGAACAAGGCGGCTGAACTGCTAGCAGAATATGCACCGAAAGGCAAGCAAATTGGCATAACCGGCAGATTGCAAACGAGAATCTGGGAGAAAGATGATATCAAGCGCAAAGCTACTGAAGTTATCATCGATCAGTTCCAGCTTTTGAGCGACGCTAAGGGTGGTAGCAATACCGCGCCAGCCACAGAACGATATACCGAAGAGGACACTAAATCAGCAAACACAACGACTAAACAAGCGGCGAAAGCTACCGAGGATGTCGACCTCGACGCGCCAATTGATTTGAGCGAAATACCATTTTAGAACATTAACAACCTACATCGCACCCTTTTTGGGTGGCCAGATTCGTATATATAGGGTGGGGCGTCAACCGCAGGAGCTCCTCGCACATTTGAGCCACCCCCAAGGCAGTATAATTACAGCTTTGGTTGCAATTTGTGGCTACCCGATGAGGGTGCGATCGAAGTAATAACAAAGGAGAAATAGTGAGCCAAAAATTAATCATTAGGATACTAATAGAATTACTATTTGAGTATCCATCCGATGAACTTGACGCCGTTGCGCTGGATTTACACTTGAAGGACGAGCCGTTAGCGGAGTTCTGCGATAGATTCGAACTGGGCAATTGGTTTTATGATCAGATGACACTGGCGGACATCGATATTGTCGATGAAGTCTCGGCTATCGCTGATGAACATCGCAAGGCTGAGAGCGAGCAGTTAACGGAAAGCCAGCTGCTACGCCGGGAATTACAGCAACAGGGCGCATAAAAATACTAATTTGAAGAGGAGTAATCAATGGATAGCAAAATGCAAAAAGTGGCAAATATCATAGGATATTTGATCGGCGGGATTTTAGTTTCGCTAGCTGGAATCGCTGCCATAGTTATTTTTGGCAGATTGATATTGTGGATTTTGGGGTTGTAAAGATGATAGGATTCACAATTCCGCATGTAGTTTGGATTGACAAGCAGGCGTATAGATTGGTCAGCGCCAACATTGACGGTAACCGATTTAATCTTCGATACGAGAGCATGCCCGACCTAAACAAAAGCGAGTTTGAGTTTAGTATTGGATTTGAAACATTTTGCTCACCTAACGGCAAAGAGGCTAAGGAAGAATTTACCAGGCGCCTTGAGCTGCTTGGCGGCACGATCGAGGATCCGAATGACTAAAAAAGCACTTCGCAAAAAGCAACGCCGCAAGCGTAATAAACTGGAGGCTACGTAATGTCCCTGATGAATTGCACATTCACGGTTCGCTGGAGCGACGAGAAAAACGAACCGCATGCGAAAACTTACGAAACAGAGGCGGCCGCAAAGAAAGCCAAAAAATGGCTTCTGGATCACGGCGTTCGGAGCGTAGACATCGCGGTCAAGATAAATAATAGGACAGCCGGTAGTTTGGAAGACGGAGATAAGCCGTCTGAGACTGAGGCTGGGCAGAAAGGATTTTGGTGGGAGAAGTGATTGACGACAATCAATTCGACATATTCCAGTGGGCGAACTGGGCTGATGCTAATAAGAAAGATCTGCTCATCGACCTGTTCATTTTCAATAAAAACTTTACGCCATACGTGTTACCACTGAGAACATCGACCATAGAAGACCAAATGCGAACACTGTTTCTCTACGACATGATCAATTTTGTGGAGACTGGAGCAGCAGTTGGATTGTCTGTCAGGGACTACGCGACAAACGAACAGATGGAAAATGTTTTGCTATACAGCGAGCTTGAGAGCATTCAGCGTGCCGACACGCTCATCTATCTTCTTGGCGATGACAATATTGCTGAGTTCAACGAGAAAGAACACGAGATGAAGCGTATGCACGGTACTGTAGCGCGGTTTAGCGACCCAAAAGATCCAGACAAGACCTTTTACATCGCCAAACAGCTGCAACGGTCGCAGATGTTGAGCGGAAGTCTCACGTGGCAAGTTAGCGGCAGTGACTTTGGCGAGCTTAATGCCGACGCAGCATTTAAGATACCAGCCAACAATCAGGTATTGATCGCTGGCGGGAAAGTGTTTGCGTTTAATCCAAAGAAGTTTGTCAATTTGTTCAGACAAGATCCATCAAGTGGTATCGCAGCCAAGCAAATTGCCAAGCACCTAACGGAGAAGTTTGCGTTGTCATTCCCAGAGGGGTTGTCGCTAGGTGAACTAGCTGACAACAGCAGGTCATTGACCGACACATTGCTAAAGCTAGACGTTGAACATCTACCAGACCAACAAAGAGTCATCGATCACGCTGACGAGATGAACTTAGCGCTCATGACAGACAATAATGACGGTATTATCATCATGGATAACCGTGACGCAATGATGTTTGTCAATATTCTGGCCGACAATTACGTCGATAGCAATCTGACTGGATCACACTATCTCGCAACCAGTAAAAAGCGGATCGATGGCGACTCGCAGATGAACATGAATATATAAACGCCATTAACTAATGACCTATCACATGTCAATAAACTGGATGAACATTAGCATCGACCGTAGAACTGGCAGCATGATCTGAGGAATAAAGCTGGGTTCTCGAACGAGAGTAGCCGAAAGGTGAGAAATCCTTCGCTCCGTGATTGTGCTGTCAACTGGACAGATGACTATTTTGCCCACCCGGGTCATCTGTCTAATAGGCGACATCAAGCCTTAAAATAATTAACTAATGATATACACTCACTTGGTGTCGCCTTGCCCCAGTTCTGCGGTTGAAATTACTAACTACAAATAAGCGAGAATAAAGCAACAGCGGTCAGATTACTAAATGTTATGCCTCGTACAAAGAAAGGAAATATCAATGATTTACGGAGTCAATGTTCGAATAGTAAAAGAGGGTACTGTTTTTGTTGAGGCAAAAACTGAGGATGAAGCTGAAAGGATTGCTACGAGTGATAGCGTTGTATTGGAACCAGGTTTTGCAGACATTATAGAGTACTACGCTGATGACATTTATAACGCTGATAGCATTGTTGATAAATCAGAGACTGAAATTATCAAGGCGGAGGACGTGCTATGACAAAAACGAAGTTTAATATTCGTTGGATTGAAGCAGGTATTATCGTAGTGATGGCTTTACCAGTTATTGCCACTCTAGTCATGCTTATTGTTTTGCAATTTCAATCGTTCGAGCAAGAGACACAAAACAAGAACACTGAAGCTCGCTGTAAAACAGTTGGCGGTGAAATGGGCTATTCGAAATGCTACAAAAATGGAAAAGAAATATGAGAATATCAGATATTCCAGATGATGACCTTGTTTTTCTAAGGTCAGATGGAACTCCATCAGAAAATGCTATTTATACTCAAGAAAACAAAGATGGTGAGATTATGTTTTTTGAATTACTAGGGCAGTCAAAACTTAACGGTATAAAGCTAACTATAGACGGCAAGGAACCATATCGCAGGTTACTTATTCGTCGAGTATATCCAGCTATCAAAAATCAATCAATAGTCAATGAAAGGAAATCTAATGCGTGAACTAAAAGTTAGGGCTTGGTACAAGCCATATAAACAAATGTGTCAGGTTGAATCATTACGATTTGATGGGAATGGAGTTTATACAGCCGTTCTTATAGAGGAGCCTTTTTATGATCGAAAACTTGTTGAGGCAGACGAGATTGTTATTGAGCAATCTACTGGATTAAAAGACAAGAACGGTACAGAGATTTACGAGAGTGATATCCTTATAGACGACACTGGCGAGCCTATTGAGTACTGGGTAGTCAAGTTTTCTGATGGTGGATTTGTAGGCGAATGTGCAGGCGTGGCTGAGCCTCTCTTTGAATTAACAAACCTAGAAATCGCTGGCAATATTCACGAGAACCCTGAATTGTTGGAGGAGAAATGAAACTATATAAACTACTGAAAGATTTACCAACCGTTAAAGCTGGGGCAATCTTCAAAGAGAAAATTAAAATCGATGGCACAAGGGTTTTGAAAACATGTGGATCAAGACATAAACATTCAATTCTTGTTAGAGAAATCGATAATTTTGACGAGTGGTTCGAATCAACAAGCAGTATTAGTTGGAATCTTAAATGGGGCGATAGATATTGGTACATTGACTATTGGGGTAATGTTAACTATCGCAATTACGCAGACGCTATCATTGACAGATTGAATATTGACAATGGTAATGTTTATTACACCGAAGAAGAGTGTAAAAAAGCTTATGAACGTAAACTGGCTGAAGTCAGACTGCGAAAAACGTCAACGTTTGAGCCAGACTTTGAAAATGGCGAAGGCGGCTGGATTGTCGGCTATGACCATCGTCTTGAAGAGTTGACTTGCGATAGTATCGATTGCACTGATTATGGAGAACCAGTTCGCTACGCAACCAAAACAGACGCTCAAAAATCTATAAGAGAAAACAGAGAAGATTGGTTAGCATATCTCGGAATTAAGGAGTGGAAATAATGCCTAACCTCGCAAACATAGACAATCCAACCGAGGATCAGGAACAAGAAGCATTTGTGCAGTGGTTGCGGCTAAAAGGCTATCCACGCTTTCGCGTGCCGAATGAAACCTACACCCGAAGCTGGAGTCAGAAAGCGAAGAACAAAAAGCTCGGTGTGAGTTCTGGCGTGCCAGATTTATTCGTGGTAGTCCCAGCAGACTATAGCGACGCAACGATGGAGTTCATACATTATGGAGACAATCCTGTTGTTAGTGGCGACGGTGTTTATGGTAAAAATTATCGTCTTGTTGCTATCGAAATGAAACGCAAGAAGGGAGGCGTAACGTCGACAAATCAAAAACAGTGGATTAAAACACTCAATGAGGCTGGCGTTCAGACTGTTGTTTGCAAAGGTTGTGATGCGGCGATTGAGTTTATTGAGTCAATAACTAAGCCATAATAGACGCAAACGTCAATGATATGTGTGCACCTAAAAAGTTTGAAGGGGCGGTGGCGAATTATGCGCCGCCTCTTTTATGTTATAATAGCCTTAGGAATTGCGGATCGAAAAGTCCGCTTTTTTATTTGGAAAGATTATCATGGCAACCAGAAAAATGATGCGCAGGAACAGGCGAAGTAGCAATCAGGCTAATCACAAAAACTCGAAGCAACAGCTGCGCGGGATTGTTAAAGATAAGCCAAAAAAGCCGTCTATCGAGCTATCAAAACAGACTGAACAGCCAGGACAGCCGACGAAATATAAGCCAGAGTATTGCCAGCAGCTCATTGACTATTTTTCAATCGAGCCGTTAGAAATTATTAGAGAACAGGAAATAACCGACACCGAGGGCAGCAAATACATCTCGCGCCGCCTGCCGCAACGTTTTCCGTGGTTTGAAGGCTTTGCCAGAAAAATTGGCGTTCACCGCAATACACTGAAAAACTGGTGTGCTGAACATCCAGAATTTGCGGAAGCCTACGAAACTGCCAAAGATTTACAACGAGAGTTTATTGTGGATATTGGCTTGAGCGGCGCTACGTCGGCGAGCTTTGCTATCTTTACTATGAAAAATGTCTGTGGCTGGCGAGACGAGCGAGACCTGAAGCTAAAGAAAGCAAAAGAGGAAGGCGATATTGATGACGACGAGCTCAAAGCAGCCATCTTTGAATAATCTCACCAGAGCGGATATTCTGCGGCTTTGTGACAAATACTGGGACACTGACCGCGACAAGCTACGCCGCTACCTACTGGCGATATTCAAGCGTCGGGAGAATATCCACCTATTCGGCTGGTTTGTAGCACGGCCATACTTTCCACTAGAAACACCGCCATTCCATAAAGAGATATTAGACCTGATCAGCGATAAGAATAATCGACGTATAGGCGTTATTGCGCCACGTGGACATGCTAAATCGACGACGGTGGATATGACATATCCTCTGTGGGCTGGTTGCTTTGAACAAGAAGAATTCATAGTGATAATCAGCGATACTTACACGCAGGCAGCAGAGTTCATCAATGCGCTTAAAGATGAATTCGAGAATAATCCGAAGATTAAATGGTTATTCGGAAATATGAAAGGTGATGACTGGCAGGATGGTGAGTTTGTGCTGAGCAATGGTATTAAGTACGCCGCCAAAGGTTCAGGTATGAAAATCCGTGGTATTCGCCATCGACACACCCGACCGACGTTAATGATATTCGACGACATCGAGAACGACGAAAACATCAAGAGCGCTGAACAACGTCAGAAGCTTTATCATTGGTTTACCAAAGCAGCTATTCCAGCATTGGCTAGAGGTGGACGTGCTGTTGTCATCGGCACGATTCTTCACTTTGACAGCCTCGTAAATAAGGTGATGAAGCAGCAAGACGTATTTAAGAGCTGGCAAACGCGGGTGTTTTACGCAATCACCACGGAAGAGGACGGTACAGAGCGGGCTTTGTGGTCAGAACATCGCAGCCTAGAGAAGTTGAGGGCTATGCGAGATGACCCGAGCGATCAGGATTTCATTGGAAGCATTACTTTTGCGCAAGAGTATCAGCACAAGCCGTTCAGCGAAGAAGATGCCATCATCCAGCCTGATTGGATTAAGGAATGTGAGCCGAGCCAAGTACCAGATAGGCATACGCGGCTAGCACGAGTTTTGACAATCGACCCTGCTGCCAGTGAACGTCAAACAGCCGATTTTACCGCTATGATTGTTGCTGATCTGTATACTGATGGTAATGTTTACATACGTGCGATACGCAACCAACGAACCTCGCCGAGCGTGACTGCTGATACAGTAAGAGAGCTTGATGAAATATATAAGCCGCAGGTGATTGGTATAGAGAAGGGTGCGCTGGGGCTAGTGTTTCGGGATTTGCTGGAAGGGCTGCCTGTCATTGGCTTGGAACCCGATAAAGACAAGGTGCGGCGATTGCTGGCGGTTAGCCGATTCTTTGAGGCGGGCAGGGTATACACTGTGAAAAACATTCAGAACGGTCAGGCGTTTCGTGAACAGCTGATTGAATTTCCGAAGGGGACGCATGATGATATGGTTGACGCAGCGGCTTATGCAGTGAGGTTGTTGTTTGTGGAGGGAGAGAATCAGGTGTCGAGTAAAGATTTCCAGACCGCTGGTGATTATTACGACGAGCTAGATGACGATGAGTGGTTGGATTAAGTATAAGTATGATATAATCAGAGTAAGTATATACGACGCGCGAAAGGCGTCGTATTTTATTTGGAGAAATTATGAAGCTAGTAAACTTGAGCGGTAAGAATAACGATAAAAATGCAGGTAGCAGACTACGTGAGATTGGTAGTGCTGGCACTGGCGTATTTACGGACTATGAAGCAGAGAAAATAAAGCTAAACCGCCCGAGGCACATCACTGATTACCGCGACATGCTGCGCGATGGCACTGTCGAGGCATTATTCAATATCCTGACCATGCCAATTTTGGCAAGTGAGTATGACATTAAGCCCGCCGATGAAAGTACTGAAGCGAAAACGCAAGCAGATTTCGTACGAAACAACTTACTGAGCGAGAGTTACAAAGGCGGCATCGAAACGCCGTTTAATCTATTTCTTGATCAGTCGATGATGGCATTGGTTGACGGCTTTCAAGTGTGGGAGAAGGTGTATCGACTAAATAATAACCGCTACGAGTTGAAGAAGCTGGCGCTGCGGGATTCGAGGAGTGTAGAGATTCTAAGCGATTTGAAGGACGGCTATCAAGGGATTAAGCAAACGCAAGAAGACGGTTCGACGGTGGTTATTCCAGCTTACAAAACGTTCCTATTTACACCAGGCAAACGATACGATCAGTATTATGGACGTTCAATATTTACGGCACTTTGGCGAAACTACGACAAGAAATGGAAGTTGGAATACCTAGATAGCATTGCTTTGCAAAATGACGCTATCAAACCAAAGGTATTGAAAAATACCGGCAGCACACTTGCAAAAACTGATGATAAAGTAACGTCGAAAGTATTGAACGTATTAAGTCGTTTAGGCAAGGTCAATTCAATGGCTACCTTGCCGGCAAATTACGAACTTGAAGTGCTGAACTCTGAAGGACGCGATCCGCACCAATCAATTGAGCGCCAGAACTCTGAAATGGCAAGAGTATTTCTGGCTAACTTTATGCTGTTAGGCTCGCAGGGGGCGAGCTCGACTGGTAGCTTTGCATTGAGCGATACGCAAGCAAAGATGTTCCGTATGAGCCTAGAATCTGTCATGAATAAGCTGGCGGCTCATATTAACCAATACATCATCGCTGATTTGATTGATATTAACTTTAGCGAACCACACTATCCAGTTTTCGCATTCGAGAAGATGGATAATGAAGTGGTTGGTGCGATATTTAACGCCTTTACGACAATGATTCAGAAAGACCGCATGTCTGACGCAATGGCGAGCGAGATTGAGGATGCAACAGCGACACGGCTAGGCTTTGACGTGGAGAAGATTAAGCAGCAGCGTACTGAGCAGGCTGAAAATGTCAAAGACACAGATGGGGACAGTGATAAATCTGGTAGCACATTGAATAGTCAGCGAGCCATGAGCGATAATCATCAACACGAGCCGAGCGAAAGTCTAAAAAAGCTTGACGCCAAGTGGCAGGAGCTAGAAAAACGTTTTTTAGACCAAATCCGCCCAGTTTATGAGACTGTGGCGGAGGAGGTCAGCCAGGAAATTGCAAAATCAAAGCTAGTGAGCGACATTAATGCGGTGGTGTTTCCAGTGGAATACCGCCGAACGTTGGTATCATTCTTTAAGCAAGGTTATCAAGTTGGTAAGATTAGTGCCAGTAACGAGGCGGGAAAGTCAGCGTCAAAGAACAGCAATGATTTAACTAAGGCAGCTGTTGAATACATAAACTGGATTATCGAGAAGCAGCAAGATGACCTCACCAATTATGCTAAAAGCCTGGTGATAGATAGAGTAGTGCTGAATGATGAGCAGATCGACTACAGTGCCGAGATTTTGAAACTGATTCTGGCGTGGTTTGCGACGAAGTTGATGGATACGGCATCGTACGCAATCGCACAAGCGGTCAATTCCGGGCGTAATTCGGTATGGGACGATGACGACGTGTTGGAGTTTTCGGCAATTCTGGATGCACGAACGTCGCCTGGCTGTAGCGCGCTGGATGGCAAGGTGATGACGTGGAAGGAGTGGCAAACCTACCCTGAATATATTCCACCACGACACTTTAACTGCCGTTCGACGTTTACGAGACTTCTCAGCGATAATCCGGAGGATGAGATAAACCCGCCGAACAACATGCAGATGCACAACATTGAGAAGATTCAGAGAACGCCGAAGCCACAGCTGATTGATGAGAATCCATACATAGCACAGTACACCAAGGCGGAGTTACTGAGTGTCGAGACATACAAGGGCAATGGGTTTATAAATATCAATCAGGCGTTATTGGGTCGCCGGCCGATGAACGAGTATGCTGAGGCTGATATTAAGCAACTGGATAAGGCGATTAAGAAGACGAAGCTAGAGAAGGACGTGGTGCTGTATCGTGGTATTGGGCTAGAATCAAAGTTGTCAGTTAATGATATTGTCAATAATCCTAATTTTCTTTCTACATCTACCAGCCAGGACGTGTCAATAGAGTTTGCACAGCAAGCTGATGGGAACAAATATGTCTTTATCTTTAAGGCTCCAAAGGATATGCCATATTTGGATATGGAGAAAGTGCTAGCAGATAATGGTGTTACCTCAATGACAAATGAGGACGAATATCTGCTGTCTAGGGGCAAGAAGTTTGTTGTAAAAAGGCTTAAGAAGTTAGATAATGAAATTATCATGGCTGATATGGAAATGACGAAGGATACTAAATACCTCGCTGATGAATCAGAGGACTTGCTGACTGACGAAATGATGGCTAGTTTGAATAAGACGGCCGAGGAAGTTGAGAAACGTCTCGCCGATCCAAATTATAAACCGAGCCGAGCAGTTCAACGGATGCATGCTATTTGGCAGATGGATTCTGAATACCTAGACGAACAGCTGAAAAAGCAGCACAAAAACAAATAGTTTTGCTTTAACCACAAGTATGATATAATACGACCAGTATATGCGACAAGCGAGTTTGTCGCATTTTCTTTTGGGGCAAATTTCTCTTGGAGTATATCGGGAGAATAATATGTTTACAGTTTCAACAAAGACGAAAGATAATATCCGACTAAGCGACGAGGGCAAAAGCGAGTACAGACGATACTGGAAGCAATTATGTCCGTTTGGCGAATGGATAGATCCAAGCGATTGGGATAATTCGAAGTTGGTTATTGACAAGAATCTAGTTGATCAGTTGGTAAAAAACTTCAATGACGGGGTTTTGGATTATGTACCAGTGCCACTAGGACATCCGTATGATAGCTCAAGCTTGGCAAGCCTTAATACTGGCGAGTTGCTGGAGTTGGAGGCACGAGAAGACGGATTGTATGGTTTGATAGAGATCCGCGACGATGCAGTTGCTGATAAAATCGACAAAAACCTGATTCCGAACGTGTCTATGGGTATGGATTTGCAATACAAGGACAAGAAAGATGGCTCACTTAAGGGTGCGGTACTGCAGCATGTGGGGCTAGTAACTGACCCATATCTCAAAGGTATGCATGCCTTTGAGCCGGCGCTGTCTGACATGTCGCAGGCAGCCATTGTGCTTAGTGATTCATCTAATAACAAGAGAGAGGAGAATGGGATGAATAAGGTAAAAGTAACTAACGACCGTGATTTTGACGTCGAGTTGAAGTGGCAGGAAGACGGCGAGGAGAAGACCGCAACCGTCGCTGCTGGTGCAGACGTTGAAGTTCCTGAAGATCAGGAGGAAGCGGTAAAGCAGCAAATCGCTGACGCTAAAGAGCCAGAAGATAAAGACGAGGACAAGTCTGGAGAGAATAACCTATCTGATAAGAAAGATTTGTCTGACGAGCAGAAAGCGCTTGAAGCTGAGAAAGCTGAGTTGGCTCGGGAAAAAGCCGAACTGGCAAAGCAGAAGCGAGAACTATCGGAAAAGCAGGCTGAGGCTGAATATGAGAAGCTGCTTTCTGAGGGTAAGCTTGTCCCGGCTCAAAAGGAGAGCTATTTGGCGCTCTGTGCCGCCAAAGACACCAAGGTGCAGTTATCTGATACGAAAACCAAATCTGTTGATGTGCTATTATCGGAACTCTTTGCGGCAATGCCGGCAATGCGGCTATTGAGCGAAGATGGCGGTGAAGGCGGCAATGGAAATGGTGATGAAGTTCAGCTGGACGACTCCGATAAAGCAGACATCGAGCGGTTCGGGCTGAATGAAGAAGATTATAAAGAAGTAAAGCGTGAGAAGGAGAATCAATAATGACATTTCTACGACAAGACGGCGATTTGATCTCGGCACCATTCGGTGACAATACGATTAATCGCGGACAATTAGTGACTGTTGACGCTGCAGGTAAGGCTAAGGCAGCAGAAGCTGGAGTAAAGCCATTCTTAGGCGTCGCTATGGAGAATACTGGCGGACTAATCAAGAATGAGGTGCGAGTTTATCGAACTGGCGTGTTCCAGTTGGCGATCGACTCAGCAGCTGCTACTGACTTAGGTAAAGCTGTTGCTATTGCGACATCAGATAAGGTAACAACGACTGTTAGCGGCACCGCGCCAGCAATCGGACAGATTGTTGAAGTTATTGACAATAAAACTGTAGGCGTTCGCCTGAGCTAAGAAAGGAATATAAGATGGACTTAAAAGCAATGCTACAAAAGCTTGATACCGCCATCAAGACGGTATACAAGACTACTAAAAAAGAGTACAAAGACCCTCTGCAGGGCATTTTGTACGATATCACACCAGTGACAGGTGCGGTCAACAACATCGTGACACTCAACAGCGTGCCTGGCATGCGTGAGTTCAAATCAGAGCGCAAACACGGCGTGGCTGACAACACCGTCCACACAATCGCTCCACGAAAGTGGGAGTCAACCCTGGACGTTGAACGTGAAAAGATTGAAGACGATGACCTCGGCCAGATTCCAAATCAAACTCGCGTTATGACTACTAAAAGTGGTCGTCACTACGGCGCGTTGGCTGTTGCAGCACTTCCTGTTGGCTTTACTGCTAACTTGAGCGATGGCAAGCCGTTCTTCCACGCAGATCGTGGCAACTTGGTTCCTGGAGCATTTAGTGCCTCAACATTCAGTAAGGCTTTTGACGCATTAGTAGGCATGAAAGATGCTGATGGCGACTTTATCAACCCAATTCCAACCCACTTGATCGTTGGTCAGGAAAACCGCGAGGAAGCTGAGAAAATCTTGCTCCGCGAGAAGTTGGACAATGGACAGAGCAACACCAATTACAAACGTGTTGAGCTGATCGTTGACCCACGTATTGCTGGCAAAGCAGCATTCTTGGTGGCGGCTAAAGAGGGTATGTGCCCATTGACAATTGCTGAGCGCGTGAAGGTTGGTGCACCTGTTGCGAAGACCGACATAAACAGCGACAGGGCATTCGAAACTGATGTGTTTAGCTGGGGCTTGCGTGGTCGTTACGACGCAGCTTACCAGGCAATGCAGTTTATCGTGACTGTGAAAGGTTCTTAGTCGGCAGACTTGAGGCGGGAGATGATTCGCCCGCCTTTGTTTGAGGATCAGGAGAAATAATATGAAGTACGAAATAACTCAACCTATCAAAGATATATTACAGGAAGCGGGATTGTATCACCGCCAGTTATTGGAGTTTAACGACGTTAATAGTTCGGTGATTTCGCTAGGAGACTATATCTTGGCTGACGTCAACGGCGACGATACAATTGACGTAAAAGATGTGCGAGTGCTGGTGGACAATAAGCTAGTCAAAGTAACCGAAGTAGACACCACTAATGCATTGATTACGCTGGAAAAGCCGGTTGTTTCTGGGCAGGAAGTGTCAGTACGCTTTGCTAGTTCTAGCGTAGAGCCTGAATATGTCGAGAAAGTGCGAACTGAATCCCTGAGTGAAATCATATCAAAGATTCCGTGTGAGGCTGCCTGGGCTGATGACTATAAGCCCACATTACGTTACATTCAGAGACTAATGGCTGCCGGTATGCTATTAGTGCGGGATTATGGATTTAATGAAGACATTGAAAATACTAGCAAGGATGGCTATAAGAAATTGGAGCTGGCAAGTGAAAAACTGAACACGCTAATTACCATGGTTTGCGGCGAAGCCTGTTCAAGAAGTGCTCAAGGATTTGCGACGCGGGATGATGGAGATCTTTTTTCAAAGAGACCGCACATCAGTAGCGAGGATTGGTAGATGGACGGGCAAAAAGTACCAATTTCTGTCACGGTTGATGGCGAGGAACTGAAGCAATTCAATCAGATACTATTAAATCGATGGAAGCGTGCTAGTAGTCTGCGGATACCGTTGCAGGAGGCGGCTAATTTTATGCTAGATGAGATTGCCAAGAATTTTAGTGGCAAGCGTGGTACAGTTTTTGGCGCACAGTGGCGGAAGCGTAAGCGAAACTATCCGTGGCCGCTACTGAATAAAACTGGCAAGATGAAGGATGGTTTTAAGGCGGAAATATACAGCGACAAAGCAGTCATTAAAAACCCGACACGGTATTTCAAATATCATCAGATGGGTACAAAAAATATGCCAGCACGCAAGATGTGGGGTATGACCGAATCGCAAGCACGGTATATTCGCCAACGATTACAAATTTATTTAGAAGCTGAAGGAGAGAGATAATGCAATACGAAGACCCAATTTTAGCAAAGCTGCGCAACCTGTTAAATGAGCACGGTCCGAAAGATTTGAGAAATAAATATTATCTGGGCGATCCAATGGTGGTGGATAAATCAAGCTTGCCGATGTGCTTTATTAGTTATGAACGGCAGAGTGTCATTGATGATGCCTCGTATTCAATCGAAACGCACTCGACGGTATTAATCAATGTGGCATATGACCTAACTAGAGATTTTAATAGTACAGCGAAACGCAGCGGCAGTCATATGGCACTGGTAAAGATGATTTGCGGGCGAGATAGTAAGAATAAATTACTACCTGAGACAATTTTATCTGTGCTGAGACAATTCCAGGACGAACAATCTGATGAGTTAATAATCGACCTGGGCAGTCAAACGGAAATAGAGTATGTAGTCAGCGAGCGGGGAGGCAGCGTATTTACTAACGAAGCTTTAATACGATTTACGGTGCGCACTCGCGATATGGTTGGATAAATGTAAGCACCATGGTATAATACGGGTAGTATATGCGATCAGCCTTGGTCGCATTTTCTTTTGCTACTGACTGATTTCGCGTAAGAAAGGGATTAACCGTGAAGAAAGATAATCAGCCAGCAGCACCCGCACCGAAGCAGTCATTCTACCTGCCAGAGTTCGGCGTGTCTGTCGAAACAGGGAGCTTTGAAGAGGCAATTAAAAAAGCCAAAGCCGAAAATAAGGAGGGAGAGGAATAATGGCAGAGAAAAAGATTGTAACAGGTCGAAAGACCGCCGTGGGTTTGGCGCTGGAAGACACCAGAGGTACCGCCAAAATGCCGACGTATTTTTATCCGCAACTAGATTTTAGCTTTAAGGATACTCCAGAAACGAAAACTAATGAATCGGCGTATAACAACATCACCAAAAACAATGCTGTCGATGTGATGAGTGTTAAGGGCGAAGGCTCAATTGGCGGTAAAACATGGGCAAAAGGGCTGTACTACTGGCTGGCAATGGTGTTTGGGCAAAAAGCCACAACAACGCCTGTTGCTGGCGATACGGGAGCTAAGAAGCACTTATTCTCGCTTAATAATGAGAATACGCACATCAGCTCGACCGTTACTATCAAAGAGGCGGTATTCTGCGGGCAGTTTCCGTACGCCATGATTGAGAGCTTTAAGATTTCATGGACACCCGACGACTATCCGAAGATTGAAGTAAGCTTGATGTCGAAAAAGTCAAAGGACGTAACGCCGTCGTCTGTCACTATTGCCTATGATGCGACGGAAACTGAGTTTATTCCGAAAGATGTGCTGTTGAAAATGGCAGCCGATACAGCCGGGCTAGCAGCAGCGCCAGAATTACAAGACGTTAAGAGTTTCAGTTTGGAAATTAAGAAAAACTTGGAGGCGGTTCAAACGTCGAGTTCTAAGGATGACATTCAGGAGATCTTTAATAAGGACTTTGAGGTTAGCGGCTCAATTGAGAAACTCTACACTGACAACACCTACAAAACCACGATGTTGAACGGTACAACTCAGGCAATGCAGTTCGGTTTTATTGATAAAAATCATAAAGCCGGCGCAACCACGCCAACCAGCCTGTTGTTTACTATAAGTAAGGTAGCAATTTCCAGCCGAGAGCCAAGCTACGGACTGAGTGATATTTCAACTGAGACTATCAATTTCGAGGGTCTGCTAAATATTACAGACGGCAAGACTATTGAAGCTGAATTGGTTAATAAATATGAATACTAGGAGTAGATAAATGAGTAATCGAGAAGTGACAATTGAACTAAATGATGGACGTAGTGCTGTTATCCGCGGATTTATTCGCAATCGCGACAGAAGTATGTACCGACGGCTAATGCTCGAGGGGCAAACTATGTCTACCAAGGAAATGGAAGCCAGCAATGGCGAGGTAGATGTCGACTTGAGCAGAGTTATGGGAGCGAGCGATAAGCTAATTGAGAAGTTATTGCTGGAGTATTGTGGCAGCCGTGAACAGCCATTTGAAGCACTGATGGACAGCGAATTTGGCGACGACTATGAGACTATCAGTAACAAGGTTATGGAAGTGTTCGGTAGAGAGAGGGAGCTCCCAAAAGAATAGAGGCGTGGTCGATTAAGTATGACCGCGCTCTGCGCAATGGTTCTGGCGAAGTGCCGCAGATGATCCAAATTGCGCTTATCTGCAAGGAGTATGGCTGGACGTACGATGAATATATGGATCAGCCAGAGGATTTTACCGCAGCTATCCTAGCAAGACGTCAAGTTGAGGCGGTAGTCGAAAAGGAGCAAATCGATAAGGCGGGGCAGCAGTAAGCTGCCTCTGCTTTTATCTGTGCTTGTCACAGGCGATGCCGTCACCGTCTCTATCAAGGTGTGATGCGTACCCAGGTTCACCTCGACGCATATGACTATAGCCAGCAGCACGCGCCTCTTTGCAGCTACTAAAGTTCGGCCCCGATGGAGCGGGTTGCGGTGAGGGAGCAGTCTGGCGAGGTGTAGCTACTGGTTGTGAGCGCGACTGCTGTTGTTGGCGAGCGATAGCAGCGGCGGCTTCCTCTTGCTTTTTCTTTTCCTCGGCCTCTTTCTTGGCTTTGTCGGCACGTTCTTTTTCTTCCTGCTTGGCTTTTTCTAGTTTGGCGATACGTTCAGAGAATGGAGCGCGCTTGTCTTCTGGTAGTCTATTGATGTCTGATTTGGCACGAGAGATGTTTTCGTTGGTGGGTTGTTCTTCAGCCTTTTTTACTATCTTCTCGGTATACTTGAGAGCTTTTTCGAGCTCTTGCTTATCATGGTCGGCTTTTGTTTGGCGGTGAAACTTAACCGTTTTATCGCTGTGGCGTTTGCCGTCAACAACAGATATAGAGATATCGCTGTCTCCCTCTTTAATATTTTTAACTTCGTATTTGATATTACCAGCTGCGTTTTTGCGGTCGTGGATGTCGGTTTTGTCGCCTGAGACTTTTACCTCGGCAAATGAGCTAACACCCGATATTTTGGCGGATAACTCAAGTCTGTCGGTATAATAATCAAGCTTGATATTGTCCTCTACATCAGAGATAACGATTGGAACATTGTCCTTTTCGAGACGAGACTGCTCTATCACATTGCTAACATGAGCAATGACGAGAATAGCTATGATGATACCGCCCAAAATAGCCCAGCCTCGCTTTTCGTTTTTGGTAAGCGGTCTATTCTTATTTTCTTGGTAGATTTGCTTGAAGCTTTTGACAGATGGTTTGGCTTTGTCAATTTTGTTGGATTCAGCAGATTTTTTGCGACGGAGAGATAGATTCATTTGGAAGACTCCAGGTTTAATTTAGAAAGAACATATTTCTTAAACTTAGTTGATTTTGAAGTGTGAGACATGCTTTCAAGGTTTGTCGCAGTTGTCGCCATATCACCTGTGTTCGTATAGTGTTTTTCAAGGATAAGCTCTACGTTACCGCTTTTTGTGTATAAGACATTCTGCACATAAAAGCCACTGTCGTACTTTTTCTTCTTTATGGCCGCCCCAGCAAGACCAAAAGCAACAACCCTGGCAGCTGAAGTCTCTTTACCGCTAACGCGCCGTTCGTTGCCAAAATCGAAATCAAAGCCTTCGATCTCTGACCAGTCAAAGTGTCTAGCGAGAGCCCATTGACCTTTATTGAAGGACAAGTCTACTCCGTGTTCATCACACCTGAGGCTAGCGTTTAGTACTGAGTCTGCAAGCTCTGGATGAGATCCTTCGTACTTCCCGATAATTGTAATTGGTTTTGGTGTTTTATCTTTCTTAAATAGATTAAACATGGTGGCAGTTTGTTTTTCCTTTCCTTATGGAGGGATTATACCACGATGTGATATAATACGGGTAGTATATGCGGACTTTGAGCCGCATTTTTTTGTTGTTTTTCGTCCGCTAAAAAAGAAGGCGGAAGATGAATAACAGCACACTCACTCTGACAATTCGAGCAAACGTATCAGCCTTGCAGTCTGCCTTGAAGACTGCTCAGGCGAGCGTTAAAAATTTTAGCAGCAATGTAGGCAAGAAACTAGTCGGTAATGCTGCTAATTTGAAGGACTCTTTTAGTCAAGCGGGCGGATTCATTGAATCGACACTGAAGCGCGTCGCTGCGGTGGCTGTGGGCGGTAGTTTTGGGCTGATGTCGTTCGTAAAAAGCGCATCTGAATTGCAGTCACTGCGATCGTCTTTTGAATCACTAACTGGAACAGTAGAGGCGACGAATGTCGTCATGAAAACACTGTATCAATACGGCAAAGAAACAGCCTTTGACAATAAATCCATCCAGGCGACTGCCAAAATGTTCCTAGCAAACGGCGTGGCGGTTCAGGATTTGATGGGCTGGATGAGAAATTTGGGCGACTTGGCGGGTGCAACTGGTGCAGATTTACAGGGCTTGGCACTGCCAATTACGCAGGCAATCGGTACTGGCAAAATGATGACGCAAGACTGGTATCAGATCATCAACCAAGGTGCTGGTGGATTCAAAAAATATATCATCGCAGCGATGGGTGCGGGACACTCCATTAAAACCTTTGGCGATGACTTGTCGAAGGGTAAGGTTACGGCTGACGTGCTACGTAAGGCACTCCAGATGGCGAGTGCTGAGGGCGGCATGGCTTTTCAGGGTGCTATCAAACAGTCTCGCACGTTCAACGGCCGCATGAGCAATCTGCTGGAAACAATTACCAATGTGGGTATGAAAATTGTCGGCGTGGATGCAGCGACTGGGCAAGTCAAAGTTGGTGGCGTGTTCGACAAAATCAGCAAAGCTGTAGAGGATGCGACAAATTGGCTGGAAGAGAATAAGGATAAGATTCAGAAGATTGCGGATATAGTAATAAATAATTTCGTACCAGCAGTAACCGCTGCTGGCGTTGCCCTAGTGGCTATGAAAGTGGGGTCGTTCGCTGCTAGTATGATTCAATTTGCGAATGCTATTCGTGGCGGGAAAACGGCCATGGAAGCATTTAATTTAGTAACTGGTAAAAATCCGATGCTTTTGATTGTTGCTGCTATAGCAGCGGTGGTTGGAGCATTGGTGTTTTTACAGGTAAAGTTCAATATATTCGGCAAAGCGTGGGAGGCTATAAAATCCGCTTGGAGTGTTGCTGTCAGTTGGTTTGGTGGTATCTTTAGCGCTATCGGACAAGTTGTAGGTGATTTTGTTGGCGGCGTGCTTGGGTTTTTTGGTGACATTTGGAATGGGATAGTTGGCGTATTCAATAGCATAGTGTCGTTCGTGCAAGAATGGGGGCTTTCTATTTTAGCGGTAATCTTCGCACCGATATCTCTTGTCATTGGATTATTTTTCATGTTCAAGGATCAGATATTTGCCGTATTTCAGGCAGTTTGGAATTTTATCGTGGCAGTATTTACGCCAATAGTACAGTTCTTTGGCGGTGTGTTCAGTGGTGCATGGAATATTATCGTTAGTGTGTGGGATGCGGCTGTGGGCTGGTTTGGCGGCGTATGGAACGGAATAGTCGGCGTGTTTGCTGGCGTGGCAGGCTGGTTTGGCGGTATTTTTCGCGGAGCATGGAACGCTATCACTGGCATATTTGGCGGGCTAGCAGGATTCTTCGGCGGCGTATGGAATACTATTACTGGAATGTTCGGAAGACTGGGCAGCTTCGTTGGTAATGCTATTAACGGTGCTGTCAGGGGTGCAGTTAATGGTGCACTAAGTATGGTCGAGAGAATGGCGAATGGGTTCATCGGCATGATTAACGGTGCAATTGGACTTATCAACAAGATTCCAGGCGTACATATTGGCAATATTCAAAGCTTACATATTCCGCGAATGGCGACCGGTGGTATCGTTACTCCGCAGGGCGGCGGTTCGATTATTTATGCTGGTGATGGCGGACAGAACGAATGGGTCGTTCCAGAAAGTAAGATGGCAAGCCTGGTGACGCAAATTAACAAGCGCAGCGACGGTGTTGGCTCGCGAGATGTCAATATCACCGTGAATGTGACCACTAGAGACGATAAATTTAGCGAGGAGGATGCAGTGAATATCGCAAAGCAAATCAATCGAGCACTAAAAGCACAAGGACTGCGACTTGATCAATTAGGAGCACTCCGATGATACGATTAAATGGTCAAGAAATACCAATTTATCCAAGCGGCTACGATGATTCGCCGGTGGTGGTAAAGACTGACAACCTTTCAATTAATGGCAGTATTGAAAGGCATAGCTTTCCGTCCAAAAAGCGTGCCAAAATGACATTTACAGCAGTAACTCCAGCACAGTTTCGATTCTTTGAGAGTATCTTTAATGACGCTGGCACGGTGAAGTTTTATAACGACCAGTCAAAGTATGGCGTGCTTCAGTTTGACGGGATTATGATAGATTGTGACACCGACGAGTATATTCGCGGCGGCAGCTTGATGACAAGCCTAACCGTAACAATTCGGGAGGTGTAAATGCAGGCGGTTTCGGCTAATTTCATCAACAAGGTTGACGCACCACGCAAGCAGACTGATTTTGCGGTTATGCTGGGGTGGAGTAAGCAAATAAATCCGACCACGCGGTTTTTTAATCTCGATTCTTCAGCACTGGACGGCGGAGATTTTCTGAAAGGGTCGGGCGACGTGGTAACGCTTTTCGACAAATATACATACACAGATGAAAGCCGCTACGTTAAGAACTTCAAAATAAGCAAGAAGGTAAGCAGCTATTCATGGGGTGTAGTTACAGCCCAGGCGACAATCACACTGAATAATACGACGGGGCGGTTCCTGCCAGAAAAAGACCCTGTGATCGGCAAATTTATCAAGGCAGGGCGGCCGATAAAGATATTGACTGGATATGATGGCGAGATGATTACGAACTTTGTTGGTTTTGTAGGCACACCGACGGTTAATATCGTGGAACAGACAGTGGAGCTGACGGCGTTTGACGCAATTACCTATCTGGACACAAAATATTCTAATCTACCAGCATTCGTAGGTAAGTTTGCACACGAAATTGTGAGGGATTTGCTGATTGAGCAGGGGTTCAGTACTAACCAGTTTGAGATCGACCGGTCGCAACAGGTGGCGATTGGCTATTTATCGCCAAAAGACAAGAGCGTAACCGATCTGCTAAAAGAATTGGCAGAGGCGGAAGCGGCGCTGGTCTTCGTTGACGAACAGGGGATAATTCGATTCTGGAATAGAACGCACCTGGCGAAGACTCAGCAAACAGCTCATACGTTCAGTTATTCTAACCTGACCAACCTACAAATTAAGTCAACGCCAGTGATAAACTCGGCACAGGTGGTAGCAAAGCCATTCAAAGTGCAGGCATTTCAGAAACTGTGGGAGCTGGAGCAGGGAAGCGAGCAAACGAAAATAAGAGCTGGTAAGACTATCGACATTTTCGCTGAGTTTCAGGATAGTGTCGGGGACTTTTATGCCGTGAGCGTGGACAGACCGATTCACGCAAGCAGCAATTCTGGCACATCGATGTATTCTGGCACGAGAAATTATGATGGTGGAGGCGGCGCAATCAATGTACAGCTGGTGTCGGTGTACAACTTTGGCAGCACTTACAAAATGACCTTCCGTAACAACTCAAGCGTGGACGGATATATTAATCGTATCCAGTTATGGGGCGTACCAGCAAAGGTAACGCAAGTAATTACCGAAAATGCCGTGAGCGAGCCAAGCATTGAACAGTACGGCGTCAATCCTGACACGTCAACCGGTTTTGGTGCAGAGGTATTGAAGATTGAAAATAACCTGGTGCAGGATGTTGGCGGTGCGAGGGCGATCGCCAACAACATCGTAACGTTGTACTCAAACCCAAACAGACAGTTCAAGTTAGATAACTTTTTTGTGCCGTATTTACAGATCGGCGATACGGTGGACTTGCAGATTGATGAGCTGGCTGATAGTTTCAGTTGCTTTATTACCAGTTACGAGCTGGCAGGCGGCGTGAATGCTAATTTTCGACAGAGCCTGGAGGTGGAGGAACGTCCGAAAATTAGTGCGTTTGAGCTGGACAAATCAACGCTGGACGGCGGAGATGTGCTAGCAAACTAAATGTGGTATAATGTAAGCAGTATATACGACCAGCCAGAGCGGCGGTCGTATTTTTATTGGAGGAAATAATGGATAGCGAAACAGCCAAGAAAACGCAAGACCAAGCCGAACTGGAGAAAATGGCAGATTTTTATGCTCAGCATTACAGCCAGGTGTACTTTGTGAGATGCCTGAAAACTGATCTGGTGGTGGCGGTTGAGTGTTTTCCGGCAAAGACAATTCAAGGCTTTTCAGCAATTACCGCACCTAGGCGTGGAGGCAACCGTGATATTTATGATTATCAGGGGCTATTTCTGACGACCCGTGAGAGGCTAGATAAAACACCTGAAGGGTTTCCGATGATCGGCTACGAAGCATTAACCGGCAACGACACACGGTTATCTAAATTTGAGAGAGGAACAATAAATCCAGTGCAGCCAGGCGAGGCTAGTCCGGTAGAGCTAGTGAACTCATTTGCTATGAGCCCGTTCGAGCGAGCGCAGCTAGAGAGTGAAGTGGCACTAAAGCAAAGTGTCCATAAAGAGCAGGCAGATTACGAGCTGAAGTATAGCGATAAAGGTATGATTATTGAGCGATTTGAGACATTTCAAATAGAAAGGGTGAGATAGTATGGCGTATGTTAACTTAAACTTTGTGCCGGGCGAAATTTTAACGGCCGCAAAAATGAATCTTTTGGCGGCAAATGACGCTAGTTTTCATGATGGAACAGGTATAGGCGATGGTTCTATACAACCAGATAAATTAGCAGACAGCCTTAAAACCTATAAATCTGCTGAGATGGACACTGGCAAAAAATGGATCAACGGGAAATCCATTTATCAAAAATCTATAACCTTTAATACAACAGGATCTGGTGCAGAAGAGACTGGGGCTAATAATGAAAACTTTAGCTATATAGAAACTATAATCTCTCTGGATGCTATCTTAAATATGCCAAATGGAGAGAGATATCCAAATAGCTATACTAATCCATCCGCACCATCTCTTCAGTATTTCCAATTAAAATTTGCTAACTGGAACAACGCCCAAGTATTGCGCTATCAGACAAGAAGCATTGGTACGGTAACAATGACTATTTTATACACGAAGAAGTAGTCTAAGCTACACCAATCGCAACCCAACTAAAGTAATACACGCCTCTTAACATAGCACCGTCAAAACGCCTACATCTTGCCGTAAATCCTGAATTAGTAACGCCAACAGCTCCAAATGTTGCACCAGCCCAAGACGGATTTGGTGTATCCGACCACGGGTCGCTAGCGTTTCCATAACCGTTATACGTGCAAATGATAGTTGGTATCATTCCGTTCTCAAATTCCTTCGGAAACGTGACTGATGTCGTAGCTTCTACAGTATCAGTTGGCACTCTCACTCTTGCTCGACCATACTGGATGATGGCAGGTACAACTGGCAGAGTGGCATTATCTTGTTTCGATTGAATAAAATCTTTCCAGCCAATATGTTGTGGTTGTATAGAACCATGAAAAATGAATTATGTTTACGGTAAAACCGTGGTATAATGTAGGTAAGTATATGCGTTTCAGGACGCATATTTTTATTTGGTTGCGACCTGGGGTGAGAGAAAGGAGGCCGACAAAGCATGGCAGCAGCAAATAATACTAACGAAGCGGAGCTATGGCAAAAACTGGGAAAGATGGACGCCGATATACAGAACATCAGGAATCAGATAGAGTCAATCAGCGCAAAGATTGACAGACTGGATCTGACAGTGGTGGTAGAGCGGCTAGTGAAGCTGGAAAAAGACGTAGGAAATCATGAAGATAGGCTAGACAAGCTAGAAGATAACCAAGCAAGGATAGTTTGGTTCATCATCGCCGCCGTGGCTGGAGCAATACTGAAAATGGTAATTATTGATAGGATAGCGAAATGAGTATGTTAGAGCAGTTATTTTTTATGGCGATATTTGCAGGCGCGTTTAGTGGTGCAGTAGTTGGTTTACTGCTTGCGGCAACTTTCAAGTTTGTTTATCGGTTCATTAAGAAAGTGTTAAAGGAGGAGTAGGAGATGTCATACCAAGAACTAACACAATTTAACTCGCCGAACTATACGCCCGAAAGCCAAGTATCAGCGGTGTATGGCATGGCACGATCTGTAGAGGGCGTCACATACCATTGGTGGGGCAGTAATTCAGACTTTATGTCGATAGTAAATTATCTGTGCCGCGCTAATGGCAGCACCTCGGCACATACTGTCGGCGAGGCGGGCAGAGTGGCGTGGATTGTAGATGCTGTAAACGCCGCTTGGCATGCTGGTAATGCTAGAGGTAACGCTACAACAGTAGGTTATGAATGTAATACACGTCTTAGCGATGGTGATTATGAGACGATGGGTGAGTTCCATTATGATATGGAGAAAGCCTACGGCCGCCGCCTAAATATTTATGTGCATAAAGAATGGTTCAATACTAGTTGCTCACCAATCGACAAGAGCCGCATCCGTGCAATCGCTGACCGCTATCACGCTGGCGGCGGTTCGCGTCCGACAGTCAACGAGACGCAGATCCGCGAAGTGTTCCGATCAATTTTGGGGCGTGAAGTTGACCCAGATGGTTTGCGGCACTATTTGGGGCAAGCTGCTAAGGGATGGTCAATCGACCAAATTCGTGCTGATGTAAATAATTCTCAGGAGGCGCACCAACGCCGTGCAGAGCTGGCTCGCCAAGCGGAAGAATTGAAACGAAGCGAGTGGGTGCGTAACCTGAACGATATTGAAGATATAAAACTGGTCGTCGCACCAGTCTCAGGACTGCGTGCCGTCAATATGATAACTATGGAAGCGTTTGGTAACGTGATTCCTAGAGGGACGGTTATCGATATCGCCAAGGAAACGGTAGTGCAGGGCAAGAAATACTACCTATCGCAGTACGCCGTTAAGAATAACAAGCCGTTCGGCATCGCGGCGACAGAACTAGTAGCGCCAACCGATCCAAATAAAGATAAGCCGGCATGGCAAAAGAATCTGAAGGATATTGCCGACCAATACTTCTGGACGCGTTCAGAATGCGAAGTTACTGACCTAACTACTGGTAAATTGGCAAAGAAATTGCCAATGGGAACAAAGGTTCGCGTTACTCACGTTACGAAATTGGTTGATGATGACTTGATGGTATTAGAGGGCGGTACGTTGGCAATCAATAAGCTGTATCTAAGCGATAAGCCAATCGATAGCCTAGAAAAGCGAGTTTCGGCGCTGGAGGTGCTCGTCAATAAAATCATCGAATTTTTAACCAATTTGTTCAAAAACTTTAATAAATAATAGGAGGAAATATGGAAAAGATTAAATCATTATTCAGCTCAGAAACTAAAAACGGACGAGCTATGAGGACGCTTTTACAAGGGTTTTTAGGAGCTATGATAACATTTACGGCTATGTATAGCACACCTCAGTTTATGGAGTTTATGAGGAGCTTAGATACATTAACAGGCTCACTTATATTCTCTACTAGCTCGGCAACAATAGCTGCGGGGATTAGCCGTTTAATGCCTGTGATTAGCGCGATCGTAAAGTTGCTTAAGGAGAAATAAAAATGCTGAGACAGGTCGTGCCAGTTCGCGGTTCAATCGTCGGACACTGCTATTACGATGCAACTGAGCGCGACCTGTCTGTCGGAGCAGAAGATAAGGCGGAAGGGTTTCGTACTGGTGATGTTGCCAAGTATATATCACTAGGCAATCAGTCGTCGGCAGTGCTGTATATTCGCATGCTTATGCCTCACTATGCGCAAATAGTTGAGGCTTATTTGGATTTGTGGTGCGTAGTGGCTGGTAACAATGGTGTGCGTGCGGTTTTTGCGCCAGTTAATGGTTTAACGCCAGTAGCATTATTAAGTGATCAGATTGACGAGATGTGGTGTAGACTGTATGGTAAGAGCGATTCAATAAAAGCAGAGAACGGCAGGATTCGAATTGCTGGACTTAATATGAAGCCAGTCATTCCTGAGAAGACGCGCGAGAGCGAGCTAATGGCGCTGATATTAGCGTTTGACACACCGCCGCAGGGCTTTAGGTTGGAGCGGTTAAATTTGCTACTGGGAACGGAGATATTGGTATGATTGGCGATAGGCAAGAAAAAGGTTATCGAACTGGGCAAATAAAAGGCAAGGATTATATTTATGTAACTGGCATGCCTGGCATGGGCGGTAGTGCCGGCAATAAAGGCGGCGCACCTTTTAGATATTTATGGTGGGCGGTAGAAGCTCACAAGTTGGCAGTATTAAACACCAAACTGGAGATCGTCAATGATAACTTTGAACTATTTGACCACTACATCGATCCAAATGCCGGAATCACCACAAATACTGCTCAAGCCTACCGAATATTATTATCAACGAAAGCGCCCGTTGGCGACGTGGTGGATTATTCGGCGGTTAAAAGCAATACCGATGTAGCAGCTGGAGCCAGCATTGGCAAGACACTGGTAGCTGACGAGACTATGCTACCGCAACCAATAGATGTTGGCTACAGCGGCAAAATATATGTAATTATCGATATGCTGAGTACCGGCAAGGCACCGCTGGGAGATAAGCTGCTGAACAATAGTCCTGAGTATGAAGCTATGCGAACTAAAGTATATGATTACGAGGCGCGCTTATGATTGGTAGTAGAAAACAGGAATATCCATATCAGTGTAAGACCGTGTCGCTGGCGGATGCACAGTGCCGATGGCTGGAGGCGCATACACTGGTAGTGTTTTTACCAAGGGATTTAATAGAGATAAAAAACCTGTTTGTTTATCTGGCGATTGGTTTTGATAAAATTGAACAACTGGTGGGGCAAATGACGGAGAACACTACGCCGCCAGAGCTGCGTAAAATTGGTTGGATAGGCGGTAGCGGCGGACGTAAGATGTTTAATACTGGGCTGGAAGGCGACACTGCCAGCGTAAAATATGATTTTTCAAATGAGCTGGAACTGTTTGGACTGGCAAAGGGCAAGCCAGCAGAAGTGAACGGCACAAAAACACTTAAACTGGAGTTTGGTTGCGGTAATTCAAGTAGTAATGGAATGTTGTATGGAAAGGTAAGATTATGGAAAGTGGACATGGTTTATACTACGCAAGGAATACGGTAGAGCCGCCACGTCCGAGCCAGAAGCGATTGAAAAAGAATGCCATGGCAGAGATGGGCGAAGTAATCATGACCGACAGGCAGATTGAGCACAGCCCAAAGGTGTGTGCGACATATCAATGTGTGTGGTGCGGCATCACAAGTGAAACGCCGACGATTATTTGCAAGCACTGCCATAATTGTCAATATTGCGGACAATACCAGGGTGGCGGATATGATCATGAGTGTATCCGTTGCGGTAATCATCTTTCTTGATTTCGCTATCATAATTTGCTATATTAATAGAGAACAACAATCGAGCAAGGGAGACCTCAGTAAAACAGTAATGTTTTTTGCTGGGGTTTTCTCTTTTTTTGACCTCAAACTTATACCAAAAATAAGTGAGGGTAATATGTTCGTTGTAGACAATAAACGAATCGCCACGATGCGCAAACACCTCGGCAAAGCGTCAGAACTAATCAAAGACGACGCATATTTGCCAATGTTTCGCAATCGGCAAAAGAAATATAAACAAGAGTTCGACGAATCAGTTGAAGTGGCAAAAACTAAACGCGACCCTGAGCGGTATCTCGCGTCAGTTTGGTCACTAAAAAATCTGGAGCAGTCGCTAGTGTGGATGCGCGGCCGAATTGCCAGAGCGATCAACGAACTGGCGCGACAGCGGCAAGAGAAGAGACAACGGAAAATGGAGGAAAGAGCCAGACGAGATATGAATTATAGCGGTAGAGCGAAGATATCGCAGATGTATGGCGATATGGGTATTTGCCTAAAAAGCTAGCTTGGCTTGAAAAATGGAGGGTAGCGCCCGGAGAAATCTAGCGGCGTGATTTTTGCATGTCTACTGCTAGATATTAGATAACCGATAACACTATTTGTAAAGCAAATAACACCAGCCGACACAAATTAGGCAAAATTATTTGCCTAAAAAGCTAGCTTGGCTTGAAAAATGGAGGGTATAGTGGGTGATTTTTCATAATAATTAACCAAAAACGATCTATATAGACTTGGAATATTTATTCCAATGATTATAACGATCTATATAGACACGAGGTGGGAGATTTAGGAGTTTTACGATGAAGATAAAGCGAACGCCAGCAGAAAATCAGCTGCGAGTTTACCTGAAGTGGTGTACGAATGTGAAGCAACTAACCCCTTCGACTATGGCAACAAAACGCAGTGTATTAAGTAGATTTATTGCCCAGACAAATATTGAGGATATGTCGCAATTAACTAATAAAAAGCTTGATCGATGGATTGAGAAAAAGGCATTGGGACAGCTCGGTTCGAGGTGTAATTCTACAACGATACGCACTAATGTTGCTACGGTGATGTCGTGGATAGCTTGGCTGCGAGACATGAATTATCCGATGAAAATCAAAACTCGGATGGTAGTAAAGCCAAAGCCTGCACCATGCCGCCGAAAATGGTATACATCGGAGCAGATTGCAATGGTACTGAGTGGTTGTGATGATTTGCTTACTGAGGTGATGATTCGTGTACTGTTTGATACGGGGATGCGTGCACAGGAGTTTGCTAACTTACGCCTGAACGACTTGGATGGACGCACAATTTACACAGTAGGCAAAGGGCGTAAAGACGGCTGGGTGTATATATCCGACACAACACGTGAGCGATTAGATGCGTGGATCAGGGCTGCTGGCGTGATTGACTACGTGTGGATTAAGACGACGAGGCGCAACTACTTTGAGCCGTTGACCGTCGACGGCATCCGCAAGAAAATACAGCGGCAATTTCGTGAGGCGGGGCTGGAGGGGTTTCAGTTACACGAACTACGCCATAGTTTCGCCACTGACGTACGTAAGCGTGGTGCTGACGTCGATGTAGTGCGGAGATTATTGCGGCATTCGAGCCTACAAGTAACGCAGCGGTATTTACATAATTTGGACGGCGATATGTGTGAGATTTGGGACGAAATCAAGAATTATAAGTTGGCGGCAAATGCACATGCTGGGACGGCTTGTATAAGAGGCGAGATTGTGAATGTTTAGCCGACATATTGACAAAACGCTTTAGGTTTGCTACAATGAAAACATCAAGGTAAGGACAGCAAGGATTGCCGCCATGAGCCTTTCACTTTAACAATCTGGAAATTACGATTTATGAAGTAATTAACAGATTGTTTCTATGGTATAATATAGGCATGAATCCACAAACATCCTCGTCAGAAGATTTAACGCAGCCTGTTGCGTACGATGCTGATGGTCGACCGCTGTACCATCATCCACCACAGACTGGTCGTCCAGCTCCGGTTGTGGCGCAGACGAATTCTTATGTGACGGCAAGACCGGAAATTATTGATGGGGAGAATTTTGATCCGCGATTGCGTAGCCAATATGCTAATGAGCCGCAAGTCGTACATGTTGCCAGGGATATTGACCCGAAGCCGTTTACTATTAGCGATGATTTGAAGCAAAAGCATGAAAAATCAGTTCAGCAATACCCGAATCTCAATTTGAGCGACGGCGAATATATTATTTTAGATATTAAACGCCATCCAATTGGTATGCTAATCCCGACAGGAATTTCGGTTTTCTTGGTGGTGATGATCATGGTGTTTGTGATGTTTTATCCGTCAATTGCTCGAGATTCGATTATCTCGCCGATGCCGTCACTAACCGATGTGTTTGGCGTGGCAATGTTGCTTATTGGGCTGGTTGCGCTTGGTGGTGCGGTGTCCTTGTGGATATATTTGCAGAATCATTTTTACATGACAAACGAAAGTGTGATTCAGGAAATCCAAGGTAGCTTATTTTATCGACACGAGCAGACGGTGAGCTTAGGCAGTATTGAGGATGCAAGCTTCCGCCAATCAGGCATTATTCAGACTCTTTTCAATTATGGCACGATTCGCCTCAGCACCGAGGGTGAAGAAACGACATATATATTCCATTTTGTGGCAAATCCACGCAAGCAAATTGCGATAATCAATAACGCCATTGAAGACTTTAAGAATGGCCGTCCTGTTTGTGATGATTAGCTAATTATTTGTGGCGACTTTCTTTTATATAGTCATCTTCATCAACAAGCGTTGCAACGAGTTTATATGACTTACATTTTCCGTCATTACAATTTGAAGATTCATAACGATAACTGCTGT